AACCTAAGAAGCCAAAGAAGAACCCTCACGTACAAAGCTGCCTCCACTGCGCCCCGGCCAAATAGATATGCCATCAGACCCTGATGATGGCTCTGTTGGTCTGAAACACGGCGGTAAAGTCAAAGGTATGCACCGTATGCCCGATGGCAAGATGATGAAGAACAGCGCCCACGACGACATGAAAGAAGGCGGTAGCGTCAAAGGGTATGCACCGCATGCCCGATGGCAAGATGATGAAGGACAGCGCCCACGATGACAAGAAAAAGAATGCCCCGATGATGCAAAAAGTGGCGGCCCGTGCCGTTAAAAGTCATGAGAAGCGGATGCACAGTAACGAAAAACGAATACTAGCACTACTAAAGGCTATGGCATGGCTCGTGGTGGTAAAGTCTGTAAGGTAATGTAATATGAAATCCGCTAAAGATACGTACGCAGCTATGATGGTGTCGCCTGCACGCCCCTCTATGGCGCGGGATAAAGATAAGACTACTAAGCCTAAGTCTGATAAAGACATAAAGCTATCAGAGTCTATGTTTCGGAGGGGCAAGAAGGTTGATAAAAAGTCTAAGGGCGGTGACCTAAGTAAATCAAGGACGAAGTAGCATGGCGGATACTGCCACTAAGAAGTCTCCTGCTAAGTGGGAACGTGCCAAGACTGATGCCAAGGCAAAGATGGGTGGTAAACACTCCGCTCGTGCTATGCAGTTGGCGACTAAGCTATACAAAGAGCGTGGTGGTGAGTATTCTGGGGCTAAGTCCAGCGATAACAAACTGTCCAAGTGGGGTAAAGAAGACTGGGGCACAAAGTCGGGTAAGAACTCTACAGAGGGCCCCAAAGCGACAGGCGAACGGTATCTACCTAAGAAGGCTCGTGAGAGCTTGAGCAGCAAAGAATACGCGGCTACAACCCGTGCTAAGCGGGAGGGTACGGCAAAGGGCAAACAGTTTGTAGCCCAGCCTAAGAAAATAGCGGCTAAAACAGCGAGAATTAGATAATGGCAACATCCGGCAGCGCAACATTTAATATGGACCTCATCGAGTTGGTGGAGGAGGCGTTTGAGCGGGCCGGTTCCGAGATGCGCGGGGGCTATGACCTAAAGACCGCACGTCGCTCGTTAAACTTGATGTTTGCTGATTGGGCCAACCGTGGCATCAATATGTGGACCATAGAGTCGGGCGAAATCCCACTCGTTGCGGGAACGGGGCAATACGACTTACCTGCGGATACTGTGGACCTGATTGAGCACGTTCTACGTACAGGTACAGGTAATACACAGGCAGACTTATCTATGTCGCGTATTAGCGTTTCTACCTATGCGTCTTTGCCAAACAAGCTAGCTACCGGTCGCCCAATTCAGGTTTATATAGATAGGATTGCCCCTATTCCAACAGTTAACCTCTGGCCTGTACCCGATACGGCTCAGGTATATACGCTGGTTTACTGGCGCTTACGCCGCATTGAGGACGCTGGCTCTGGTGTAAACACTATGGATGTACCGTTCCGCTTCTTAAACTGTATGGTTGCTGGGTTGGCGTACATGATCTCTATGAAAGTCCCCGGTGGGCTTGACCGTGTTGGCCTGTTAAAGCAGCAGTATGATGAGGCTTGGGAACTGGCAGCTACTGAAGACAGAGATAAGTCTACTAGCCGGTTTGTTCCAAGGTACATGGCAATTAATTAATGAGCAATAAGTTTGCCTCTGGTAAAAATGCTATATCGGAATGTGACCGGTGTGGGCAGCAGTTTAAGCTTACCGCTCTAAAGGAAATTATTGTACGTACTCGTAAGACAAACGTAATGGTTTGCCCTCAGTGCTGGGAACCGGATCATCCACAGAATATGCAAGGCATGTACCCTGTTCAAGACCCACAGGGGTTGCGTAACCCTCGCCCAGATAAATCATTAGCATTTACTGGTGGGGATTTCAGCTCACGAGGAATCCAGTGGGGATGGAACCCAGTTGGCGGGTCTCGGTTTTTTGATGATGTGTTGACGCCAAATTACTTGGTGGCAACAACGTTTGTTGGTACAGTTACAGTATCTTGAAGGAGCTACGATGAAGAAACAATCTCAGGCCGTGTACAAGCAGCCCAAACCAGTCCCAGTCCCACAGACTGCGGGGTACCCAGAAAAAGGCGTTAAGACCACGGGCATTAAAATCCGCGGTACAGGCGCAGCCACTAAAGGTACAATGGCGCGTGGCCCAATGGCCTAAGAGGCAGATATGAACTACACCGAGCTAAAAACCCAAGTTCAGGACATTACCGAGAACACGTTTACCGACGATGCCTTGGCTATGTTTGCGCAACAAGCCGAACAGAAGATTTACAACTCGGTTCAGATCGCCAACTTGCGCAAGAACGTGACGGGGGTGTTAACCGCATCAAACCCATATCTTGCCTGCCCTGAAGATTTTTTGTCTCCATACAGCCTGTCCGTTTACCCTGCCAGCGGCACAGGCGACTACGCCTTCTTGCTGAACAAAGATGTGAACTTCATGCGCGAGGCGTACCCCAACCCGACCTCAACAGGACAACCAAAGTACTACGCAATCTTTGGCCCGCAGTCAGCTAACGTCAACGAGCTATCCCTTATTTTGGGCCCTACGCCAGACGCTAATTACAACGCGGAGCTGCACTATTACTACTACCCAGAGTCGATTGTCACAGCAGGTAATACGTGGCTAGGTGATAACTTTGACAGTGCGCTGCTAAACGGCATGCTGATTGAGGCGCTTCGCTACATGAAGGGCGAGCAGGCTGACTTTGTTGTGTATGAGAAAATGTACATGCAGGCCATGCAACTACTCAAGAATTTGGGTGACGGCAAACAGCGTATGGATGCCTATCGTGACGGCCAAGTACGGACACCTGTAGCATGAGTAATATCGTCCAAACCCAGACCACTAGCTTTAAAGCGCAGTTGTACGAGGGTGTCCATGATTTGCTCACGGACACGATTAAGATCGCCTTATACACGGTCGATGCCACTTTGAATGCCGATACAACGGTCTATACGACCGCAAACGAAGTAACGGGTTCAGGGTACGTGGCAGGTGGTGCCCAGATGACGGGCATTACTATTGGCAGCTCAGGGTACACAGCATTTGTCGATTTTGATGACGTTGTGTTTAGTGCCGCGGTTACGGCACGATGCGCTCTGATTTACAACGCCAGCCAAGGCGACAAGGCGATAGCTGTTTTGGACTTCGGGTCTGACAAAACATCCACTGCCAGTTTCACCATCACAATGCCACCCAATAACGCAACGGCGGCGTTGATTCGTTCTTCTAATTAAGGAGTCTCACATGAGCACAGACAAACTAAGCGCCGTTGACAGCATGGCGGCATCCACAAAGTACAACACTACGCCCGAAGATGCGATGGCTATTCAGGGCTACTACCACGCCGTTTGCTACGATGCTGGTGGTAAGGTTAAATGGGAAGAGCCTATTCATAACTTGGTGACGACTGTTGGTCAGAATTTGACTTTAAATACCATTTTGGGTAACTCTGCCGCAGGGTCAGTTGTTATGGGGCTAAAGGGCACCGGTACCGCTATTGCTGCTGATACGCAAGCCTCGCACGCGAGTTGGTTGGAAGTTGGGCTGGCTAACGCCCCTACGTACTCTGGTAACCGCCCTACACCATCTTTTGCCGCCGCGGCTGCTGCGAGCAAGGCCACGTCATCTGCAGTGTCGTTTTCTATGACCAGCACGGGCACAGTAGCAGGCTGCTTTATTAACATTGGCGGCAGCGCAGCTAAGGACAACACGGATGGGGCACTATTCTCTGCGGGGGACTTTTCTAGCACCAAGGCGGTTGTTAACGGCGACTCAATCGCAGTTACCTACACACTGACACTGACGTAATATGGCTAACGGTTGGGGCGATAACGCTTGGGATGATCTTGGCTGGGGCGGTGTCCTCAACTATGAGGTTAGCGTTACCGAGTCTCTGACCAACGGCTCTCCTTGGGGGCTTGGTGCTTGGGGGGACTCGTCTTGGAGCGGTACCACAGGTATTCAGGATGCGCAGACTGTAGCGCTGACAATCAACACCGCGGTATCAGAATCAACGTCTCTTGCTGAGGCGCAAACAGTTATCGCCGGGTTCGCGGGGTCGGTTACTGAGACTACAGCGATTGCGGATGCAAACGCAGCGTTGACGGACTACACCGTGAGTGTCTCGGATACTCAGGTCATAGCGGATACGGATGAAGCGCAGACAGACTACACCGAAACGGTAGCAGAGTCAGCAGGTATTACGGATGTGGCAACAGCGGTTGCGCTGTTCTTGGGGGACATCTCCGAGTCTATTGCCATTGCTGAAGCACAGGTTGCTGTGCTGATTATGACCGTCAACGAGGCGATGGCGATTGCAGATGATTCTCTGGGGGGCACGTTCTACCGAGAGTCTTTGACAGAAACAGCAGCCATTACCGATGTTCTTGGTGGCGGTGCTGAGTATGTAGTGAGCCGCGCTGAGGCGATGGCTTTGACGGAAACAAACGGCGGGCGGTTCTTGTGGGAAATTATAGATGACACACAGGGCGTTAGCTGGCAAAATATCAATAATCCACAAACACCGGGCTGGTCGGGTATTGATAACGCGAATTCGCCCGGTTGGACACAAATTTCTACGCAATAGGGGCATTAAATGGCAAGCACAAACCTAATAGGACTTCTTCTTCCGGCCACGGGCACACTGTCCGGCCAATGGGGCGGTGCCGTTAATAACGCTATTTCTCAGGTTGTTGACGCCGCAGTTGCGGGTACCCAGACAATTTCCACCGATGCAGATGCTACGCTGACCGTTACCGAAGGTGCATACGACAGTACGGGTTTGATAGGTACCAGCGCTCAGTACGCAGTTATTCGTTGGACAGCCAACGGCTCGGTTACTCGCAACATCACGGTCCCCGCACAGTCTAAAACCTACGTGGTCATCAACGACACGGCGGGTACGCAAAGCATTGTTATTCGCGGTGCGGGCCCAACGACAGGCGTTACCATTCCCGCAGCAGGCCGAGCCATTGTGGCTTGGACGGGATCAGACTTTGAGTCTGTAGGTGGCGGTTCCGCTGCTGGCGCTGATACACAACTGCAATTTAATGACGGCGGTGCATTTGGTGCGTCTTCCGGCATGACATGGGACGGCACGACACTTACCGCTACAGGCTTTGGCGGTCCTATAAATGGCACAGTTGGTGCGACAACTCCGGCGTCTGGCGAATTTACTACGGTTACGGCGTCAACAGCGATTGGCGTAGCCTCCGGCGGCACAGGGGCAGCAACCCTGACAGCTAATAATGTCTTGCTGGGTAACGGCACATCTGCTTTGCAGGCCGTAGCACCTAGTACCTCCGGCAACGTATTGGTGTCTGACGGTACAACGTGGACATCAGCCGCCCCCGCAGCTTCTGGCGTATCCCAAGCCAAGGCAACAATGATCTCAATGGTTTTCGGATTCTAAGGAGCTACTATGGCTAACCCAAACTTACTCGCCGCGACAACAGCTTCCGGCACAACGACATACCTGACACCCGGTGTTACAACGGCGCTTGTTTTAGTGCCCAATGCTGCGTCAAGCGGTCAGGTCTTTAAGATCAATAACATCGTTGTGGCCAACAACACAGGCTCTGCGGCCAACACCACGGTGTCAATCTATACAAACGGCGCAGTGGCTCAAGGCTCGGCTCCTTCTGGTGGAACGGCCTATCCGATTGTCTCGGCTGTGTCAGTCCCTGCCAACGCTTCGCTAATTGCTGTGGACAAGACGACTTCGCTCTACCTGATGGAGGGTACGTCAATCAGCATTACTTCGGGCACAGGTAGCGCTTTGATCTACACAATCAGCTATGAAGTAATTAGCGCAAGCTAAAGGGAGCCGCTATGAGTTTCCGCTATCAAGCCGGGATACTTTCGGCGTTCTACAACGGGCTGAAGGTTCCCAACGCACCAACCATTGGCACGGCCACTGGGGGTAATGCACAGGCGTCTGTAGCTTTTACAGCCCCAGCAAATACTGGTGGTTCAGTCATCACGTCCTACACCGTCACATCCAGCCCCGGCGGAATTACAGGCACTGGAGCTTCATCTCCTATTGTTGTAACAGGCTTGGCTAACGGCACGGCGTACACCTTTACTGTGGTGGCGACCAATATTTATGGCGCTGGCCCGTCTAGTGCTGCTAGTAACAGCGTGACCCCTGCTTTGGCTATCGGTGATGCGCTTGGTGGCGGTTTTTACGCGGGCCAAATATCAACAACGGGCAACGGCGTAGCCACTCATAATTTGGTTGTTGCCCCGGTTACTAGCGGGCAAAACGCAAGCTTACTTTGGAAAAACACAACTAGTGCAACGCCTGGTGCAGCCAGTGTTATTAACGGACCACAGAATACCGCAGATATAGTAGCCGCTGGCAATTCAACTGTTTTTCCAGCAGCGCATTTCTGCAACAATTTAGTGATTGGTGGTTTTAGTGATTGGTATTTCCCAGCGAGGAACGAGTTAGAAGTTTGCTATTACAACTTAAAACCAACAACAACATACCAATAATACATCGTCAGGAACAAACACCAACGCAGTGCCAAGTAGGGGGTCTAATTACACTGCTGGAACGCCAGCACAAACCTCTGCCGCAGCCTTTCAAAGTACAGGCGCAGAAGATTTTGCTGCTGTCACTTATTGGTCCAGTACCCAGACGTCACCCGGGAACGGGCTAAGACAGTATTTTGCGTACGGATACCAGCTCAGCTTGTCTGTGAACGCAAGCTTTAGTGTCCGCGCAATCCGCAGGGTTGCAGTATGAACATAATGGAGGCCAACAATGCCTAACTTCTCAGGAATCTGGACAGTCAGCCAGCAGATGCAAGCCAAGGGGGCGGCTAATTGGCCTGCTCAACCTTTACTAATTGGTCAGGCGTATGCAGGCGGGTTCTATGCAGGTCAAATTGGTGTTGGTGGTGTGGCCACACACAACCTAGTTGTCAGTCCAGTGGCTTCTGGTGAAAGCACTAAGCAATGGAAAAACGTAAACACTGCAACACCCGGTGCAGACAGCGATATTAATGGCCCACAAAATACTGACGATATGGTGGCTGACGGTAACTCAACTGTTTATCCAGCGGCGCATTTTTGTAATGACGCGTCAATTGGCGGGTTTACCGATTGGTACATGCCAGCTAAAAACGAGTTAGAAGTTTGCTATTTCAATCTTAAACCAACAACGCAAAGCAATAATACAAGTTATGGAACCAACACCAACGCAGTTCCAAGTAGAGGTTCTAATTACACAGCCGGAACGCCAGCACAAACTTCGGCAGCAGCATTTAAAGACACAGGCGCAGAGGACTTTGCTGCTGCCGGTTACTGGTCTAGTACTGAGAGTTCAGCTACGAACGCTTGGCTACAGAACTTCTTCAACGGCGGTCAGTACAGCCTCAATAAGTACTTTTCATACAGGGTGCGCGCCATTAGAAGGGTTGCAGTATGAGCATTAAACAATTTCCCGGTGGTGTCATCAGAGGCACGCCAGTCGTCCCTACGTCTTCAGCAGCCACGGGCATATGGACACTGGACCAAGCCACGGCAGCTATCAAGGCGGGTACGTGGCCTTTGCCGCTTCCACCGGGCGCACCGGGTGTAATTGGCATAGCGTATGCAGGCGGGTTTTACGCTGGACAAATCTCAACTACAGCGAATGGTGTGGCCACACACAACCTAGTTATTGGTCCTGTGTCTTCCGGTGAAAACGCGTCAAAAAAATATAAAAACGCAAACACTGCGGTTCCCGGCGCAGACAGTGTTATTGACGGCCCACAAAATACAGCAGACATGGTGGCTAATGGAAGTTCGACTGTTTATCCAGCAGCACATTTTTGTAATGATTTATCTATCGGCGGGTTCTCAGACTGGTACATGCCAGCTCAGAATGAGTTAGAAGTTTGCTATTACAACTTGAAGCCAACAACCACAGCCAATAATACATCTTCAGGAACCAACACCAACGCAGTTCCAAGTAGGGGTTCTAATTACACTGCGGGGACTCCGGCTCAAACATCTGCGGCAGACTTTCAGAGTACAGGCGCAGAGGACTTTACTGCTGCCTATTACTGGTCTAGTACTGAGAATTCAGCTACGGACGCTTGGATACAGCTCTTCACCAACGGCAATCAGTACAGCCACGGTAAGAACTATACATTCCCGGTGCGTTGTGTCAGGAGAGTAGCTATTTAATCCTTTAATTCTTTTCTTTATGGCTCAGTACAAGCATTTGCCAATTTACAAGACGACTTACGAGTTGCTTGAGTTGGCGAACGCAAAAAAGCAGCAATTTGTCTCAGCAAAAAAGGTTGCTGGTTTGATGGAAACTCGACTAAAATTTTTAAAAGGAACTTAAAATGAAGCACATTTGCGTAACTCACATTGATGCTGGAACAGGCGTAGTCTGCACTGCCGCCCCCATGCGTACTGGCCCAGCATTCCCTGCTGGCTTTGCCTACATTTGGGGTAACCAGTCCACTTGGCCTGTCGCCTGCAACCCAGACGGCTCCTACGCTGTTGCACCAAAATACTACGGCACTTGCGCTGACGATGCTGACACAACCATTGCGGGTGTGCTGGAAGTCATGACCGAAGCCAACTGGAACTCCGCCAAGGAAGCAGAGCACTTGGCCCGTAAGCCCTACCCTTCGTGGATTGGCTACTTGGACACAATGAGCTGGGCAGCCCCTGTAGCACGACCTGCGGATGCCATTATGAACGGCGGCAACGTGCGTTACCAGTGGGACGAAGCCACGGTGAATTGGATTCCAGCGGAAACCCAAGCATGAAAGAGCTGTTCTTCATTTCGGGGTTGCCACGGTCAGGTTCAACCCTGCTGTCCGCCATATTGCGGCAGAACCCCAAAATGTATGCAGACATCTCGTCGCCCGTGCAGGGCTTGGTCAACTCCGCAGTGCAGGTCATTACTGGCAGCGAGACAAACCACCTCATCCAAGAGGACAAGCGCAAGACCATCCTCAAGGGCTTGTTTGAGTCGTACTACGCAGACGTTGACCGCCCCACAGTGTTTGACACCAGCCGGGGCTGGACGGCCAAGACCAACCTGCTGAAAGACCTGTTCCCACAGACCAAGATTATTTGCTGCGTAAGGGACTTATTCTGGATTTTGGACAGCTTTGAGCGCATCACGGCCAAAAACTCGCTGTATGGCGCTGCGCTGACTGACGAAGAATCTTGCCAGACCGTGACCACCCGGTGCGACGCGATGATGGATGTCAAAAAGCACGGCCAAGTGGTCAAACCCTACTACCACCTTGAAGAAGGCTTGCTGCTAAACCCCGACATGATTATGCTGGTGGAGTACGAGTCCCTGTGCAAGAAGCCTGAGAGCGTCATGCGTGAGGTGTACAATTTCATTGGCAAGGACTACTACGCCCACGACTTCAACAACGTGGAGTATGAGAACGAGGTGTTCGACAGAGCGTTGAACATGAAAGACTTGCACACGGTTCGCAGGCAGGTGTCGTGGAAAGAGCGTCCGTCTATCTTGCCAAAGTCTGTGTTTGAGAAGTATTCAGGTAAAGAGTTCTGGCGCACACCTGCCCCAGATTTTGCAACCAAACAACTGTACAAGGTCAAGGGATGAAAATCTTAATCATGGGACTTCCCGGCGCGGGTAAAACTACACTGGCCGAGGCCCTTGCTAGAGAACTACAGTGTGTCCACTTCAATGCGGATGAGGTTCGCCGTGAGATCAACACAGACCTTGGGTTCAGCGTTAAGGATCGGCTAGAGCAGGCACGCCGTATGGGGGTTTTGTGTGACATATCCAGTCGCTACGGCGCAAATGTTATTGCTGATTTTGTATGTCCAACTCATGAGGCTAGGGAGGCGTTTAACGCGGACTTCATCGTATGGGTAGACCGCATTAAGGAGAGCCGTTTTGAGGACACAAATAAGCTGTTTGTGCCCCCTGAGAAGTTCAATGTGCGCATCAGCGGCCAGTTTGGCATGCAGTACTACGCCGAAGAAATAGCCGAGATCATCAAGCCTAAGCCCAAGCTATCCCCGTATTTTGCATGAAAACGGTGTTCACCAACGGGTGCTTTGATGTGCTGCATCGGGGCCATGTTGAGTACCTCACCGCCTCTCGGGCTCTTGGGGACCGCCTTGTTGTTGGGATAAACGCTGACGCATCGGTGCGAGCTCTGAAGCCCGGTCGGCCCATAAACTCGCAGGAAGACCGGCGTGCAGTCCTGCTGGCGCTGCGCTGCGTAGATGAGGTGGTAGTCTTTGACGAGGACACACCCCTGCGGCTTATCTTTTGTTTGAGGCCTGATATACTGACCAAAGGCGGGGATTACACGCTTGACCAGATTGTTGGTGCAGAATTGGTAGCGCAAACGGTGATAATCCCCTACCTAGACGGGTACTCATCGACAAGGATAATCAATGCGACTAAGCGGGACAGTTACTAAGGGCTGGGGTTCAGAGACCATTTGGGCCACCACCAACAGCTACTGCGGCAAGCTGATGACCTTTCACAAAGGGGCCAAGTTCTCTATGCACTTCCATGCGCAAAAAGACGAATCGTGGCTCGTGCAAAGTGGCTTGTTCAAGGTCATCTACATAGACACCAAAGACGCTAGTCGCCACGAGCGCACGCTCAGTGTAGGGGATACTTGGCACAACCCGCCCTTGCTGCCCCATCAGTTAGTTTGCCTAGAGGCAGGCGTCGTTCTAGAAGTGTCTACCGCAGACTCCGTTGAGGACAACCACCGCGTTGCGCCCGGGGACAGCCAGTCGTGAAATACATGGTGGATATCGACGGCACTATCTGCCGCAACACGACGAGTGACTACCCCAACTCCACCCCTATTCCAGAGCGCATAGCGCGTATCAACGCCCTTGTAGACGCAGGGCACGAGGTGCATTATTGGACGGCGCGGGGCGGCAACAGCGGCATAGACTGGTCTGAGCTCACTACAAAACAACTGGCCGAGTGGGGGTGTAAGTACACCACCGTTAACTTTTGCAAGCCCAGCTACGACTTGTGGATAGACGACAAGGCCATCAACTCGGAGACGTATTTTGAAAATCCTAGTTATCGGTGACGGCTGCGTAGATGAGTACCGCTACGGCCAAATCAAACGGGTAAACCCAGAGGCTCCCGCGCCCTTGCTTAGTTTTGAATTGAGTGAGGAGAAGATGGGCATGGCGTTTAACGTAGCCCAGAACCTGCGCTCGTTTGGGGCGGAGGTGACACTGGCCGTCCCTGCGGAACTGTCCCGAAAAATCAGATACGTTGACAGACGTACAGGCCAGCAGCTCCTGCGCGTGGATACCGATGTGGTGGCGCAGCCGTACCTGTTTGAGCATGGCCTACCGGCCTTTGATGCGATTGTCATATCGGACTACAACAAGGGCTTTGTGCAGCACAGCACCATACAAAACCTGCGGCGCAAGTTTGACGGGCCTATTTACATGGACACCAAGAAGACTGACTTGGCCTCGTTCCGTGATGTGTATATCAAGATCAACCAAAGAGAGTTGCAAGCCGCTGTATCCCTGCCCGGCGCCGACAGGCTCATCGTTACCCACGGTAGCAAGGGGTGTGAGTATAGGGGAATCATGCACCCCGTAAAGGCCATCGAGGTCGTAGATGTGTGCGGTGCAGGCGATGTGTTCTTGTCGGCTATGGTGGCAACGCACCTAAAGACTGGGGATATGGCTGCTGCTGTAGCCTTTGCCAATGAGAAGGCGGCTTTGTCTTGCCAGAGCATGGGGGCGGTATGCGTATCCTGATTACAGGACACAAAGGATTTATTGGCCAGAACATGGTGAAGGCCCTGTCGGATCATGAGCTGTCTGTGTGTGAGTGGGGAGATGATTACTCCTTGTACGGCATAGACAGGGTGATTCACCTTGGTGCTATATCAGATACGCGGTGCCAAGACTGGGCGGCTCTTAGTAAGCAAAACGTCAGCTTCAGTTTAGCCCTCATTGCGCGGTGCCAAGAACGCGGCATCCCCATACAAGTAGCGTCATCTGCCTCGGTGTATGGCCCGAACAACACCACGTTTAATGAGACCGACTCCGTTGAACCGGCCAATATGTACGCCAAGTCAAAGGCGCTTATTGAGGAGTTCGTTAAGTCGCTGACCCCCAAAGCCCCTATACAGGTCTTTCGCTACTTTAATGTTTACGGCCCGCATGAGGACCATAAGGGAGAACAAGCATCCCCATTCCACAAGTTTAGGGAACAGGCAAAGGCAGGTGAAATTAAGTTATTTGAGGGCAGTGAGAACTTCAAACGGGACTTCATACATGTTGACGAAGTTGTTAAAATACACAAGCAGTTTTTTGATATTGCCCTGTCAGGTATTTGGAATGTCGGCACTGGCCAGACCCTTTCGTTTGAAGACGTTGCTCGCTTGACAATCAGGGGAAACCCGGGGAAGATATCGTACATTCCGCTACCTGAAAACCTCGTTGGGTACCAGCGCTACACTTGCGCCGATATGCGTAGTCTTAACGCAGCATTGCTGTACAACACCAAGGTCTAGATGCTAGCCGAACTCGCCATAGCCAACGCTGCTTTTGCAGTTATTAAAGAAACTGTGGCCAATGGTGGGGACATCATGGCAGCGGGGCAGCATCTTTTCAGTTTCTTTGACAACAAAGCGGCGATAGCTAAGAAAGCCGGTCAATCAGGTTCAGACTCAGAGGCGTTTTTTGCATTAGAGGCTATCAAACAGAACGAAAAAGAACTGCAAGAGCTGATGATCTACTGCGGGCGGGCGGGGTTGTGGGACGATTGGTTGCAGTTTCAAGCTGATGCAAAGCGCAAACGAGATGCAGCGGTCAAGGCTGAAGCACTAGCTAGATACAAGCGCAAACAAATGATCTGGGCGTGGATTAACGGTATTTTGATTATGGTTTCTGTTTTATCCGGCGTGATTGTTATCGCTATACTGGTGTGGGCCATATATACGAGGGGTGGAAATGGATGATCTTATCGCGATGGTTAAGGGCTTTGCGCCCGGTATTGCAACTGCGCTGGGTGGCCCTTTGGCTGGCATGGCAGTTAGTGCGCTTTCTAAACAGCTTGGCGTCGAAGATGAAGTAAACGCGGTGATGAAGGCAATCAACAAAGACCCGGAGGCGGAAGCCAAAATTAAACAACTCGAACATGACAAATTTAAAGCTATTCTTGAAGATAAAAACAGCGCTCGTGAGCGCGAGGTGTCTATTGCTGCGAGTGCGAATGCGCCTCTTCTTAACAAAATTGTTACGCCAGCTTTGGCGCTAGGGGTTGTAGGCTTATCGTTCCTACTGTTCGCGGTGCTGATCTTTGTGGAGGTAAAACCCGAGGCCAAAGATATTCTGATTTACATTTTAGGCGTGCTGTCAGCGGCGGTGACGCAGATTCTGTCTTACTACTTTGGCTCTTCAATGGGGAGTAAAGATAAAGGTGAACAGTTGAGGTCCGTTGTAAAATAACTTGGAGTATTGCTGTGTTTCTCTGGATACCCGTTGCGTTTATTTGTTTTACGAATGGTTCCTGCGGGTTTGCCGATGGGGGCTTAATGGTAACCGCCAGAGAGTGTGAACAGAAAAATTACGTGGTCAGACAGAAGTTGGCCACAGACCTAAGCGTTGACGCTTTTGAGCTCACATGCTTAAAGATTAAACCTAAGACAGCGGACTCAATATGAAACTTACTGCCAACTTCTCCCTTGCGGAGATGACCAAAAGCGAAACCGCCCTACGCCATGACATCGACAACACCCCCGATGCCGACCAGCTAGAGAACCTGACTATTCTGTGCGAGTGCGTGCTGCAGCCCGTGCGCGAGCGCTTTGGTATGGCGGTTAAAGTCAATTCAGGTTTTCGCAGTGTTGAGGTAAACACCAAAGTCGGCGGCTCCAAGACTTCGGATCATTGCCTTGGTATGGCTGCGGATATTGAAATTCCCGGCGTACCGAACGCAGAGCTGGCCCAATGGATCGTGGACAACTTGAGTTTTCGGCAGGTAATTCTTGAGTTTTATACCCCCGGCATCCCTGATTCGGGATGGGTTCATGTGTCTTACAACGCAGCGGACAACAAGAAGCAGGCGCTTACCGCTACCAAAAAAGATGGTAAAACGGTATACTTATCCGGACTTGTTGCATAAGAGAGCACCATGCCCTTAAAGAAAATACTACTCAAGCCCGGTGTTTAACCGCGAAAAATACCCGCTACACCAATGAGGGCGGGTGGTACGACTGCGACAAAATTAGGTTCCGACAAGGGCACACCCAGAAAAGGTGGGCGGATGGGTGCAGTACAACACAAACCCGGTTTTTAGGTATCTGCCGCTCGCTACTTAAGTGGGTGACGCTGAGTAATCTGTCCCTGTTGGGGGTCGGCACAAACATCAAGTACTACTTAGAGCTGGGCACCGTTTTTTTACGACATCACGCCTATACGCAGAACAAGCGGTGTGGGAGATGTAACCTTTGCAGCCACTACGGGCTCTACTACCCTTACGGTAACTGACGTAGGCAACGGCGCGGGTGTTGGGGATTTCGTTACCTTTAGTGGGGCTGCAGGCCTTGGCGGCGTTATAACCGACACGATACTAAATGCAGAGTATGAAGTCGTAAGCCTCATTGACGACGACAACTACACGGTAACGCTATCTACCACGGCTAACGCCTCGGACACAGGAAACGGCGGCTCCTCTGTTGTGGGTGCGTATCAATTAACCATTGGCGCTGCGATTGAGCAAACACTTACTGGCTGGGCTGCAGGGCCTTATGGGTTTGGTACGTGGGGTAACGGCACGGCTTCGATTATTGAGGCGATACGCATTTGGAACCACCAAAACTTTGGTGAAGACTTAATCTACGGCCCTCGTGGCGGCGGCATTTACTACTGGGATGCAAGCAACGGCGTTGGCACCCGCGGCGTGGTGCTGACTGGCTCAGACGTGCCTACCCTGCAAAACAACCTCATCGTGTCAGATGTGTCGCGCTTTGTGCTGTGTTTCGGTGTGAACATTTTGGGGGAGTCCGCAATTGACCCCATGCTGATACGCTGGTCAGACCAAGAAGACCCAACCAACTGGACGCCAGCGATTACAAACCAAGCAGGTGACTTGCGATTGTCTATTGGCTCAAGCATCATTACGGCCAGTCAGACCCGTCAAGAGATACTGGTTTGGACCGATGCGGCGCTGTATTCTTTGCAGTACCTTGGCCCTCCCTTTGTGTGGGGTGCGCAAACCGTTGGTGAGAACATCTCCATTATCTCCCCCAATGCCAAGGCAACTGCCAACAACATCACCTACTGGATGGGCACGGACAAGTTCTACAAGTACGACGGTCGTGTACAAACACTGCGCTGTGACCTGCGCCAGTTTATCTTCCAAAACTCTGACCCCAATTTGACGTTGGAGCGGTCGCAGGCGGAGCAGGTATTTGCCAGTACGGTCGAGGCGTTTAACGAGGTGTGGTGGTTCTACTGCTCTATTGGGGAAGACTACCCTAACCGCTATGTGGTCTACAACTACGTGGAAGATGCTTGGTACTACGGCACAATGTCGCGCACAGCATGGCTGGATAGCGGCCTGAACGCGGTTCCAATTGCGGCTACGCCAAACAGGTACTTGACTTCACAGGAAACCGGTGTAGACGATGGCGAGACAGGCACGCTGCAGCCTATTGAGGCCTACGTTACGTCCTCTGAGTTTGATATTGACGATGGGCACAACTTTGGTTTTATCTGGCGTTTGCTCCCAGATTTGACTTTCCGTGGCTCTACGTCTGACTCTCCAGTAGCTAACTTTTCCCTGCTGCCTTTGCAGAACTCAGGCTCGGGCTACAACAGCCCATCCTCTATTGGGGGAACCAACAACGCCCCTGTATCCCGCATAGCCACCATCCCTATTGAGCAGTTTACGGGGCAGATAAACACCCGGGTGCGCGGGCGCCAGATTGCGATGAAGATTGAGTCCACTGCGCTAGGTACTACTTGGCAGTTGGGCGCACCCCGAATTGACATCAGACCTGACGGCAGACGCTAATGGCTACAAACCCCCGTGTCAGCGTAGATTCCTTGTTGATCCCTGTACCACCACGCCTGCCTAATGCCCCCGAAGTCGTAGATAGGCAATACACGGATCAGTTCAATAACATCCTGCGCCTGTACTTTAACCAGCTAAATTCTTTATTGGGTTCGGCGTTCGGCCCCAATGGCGGGCGGTACCTTGAGTGCCCAAACGGATTGTTTTTTAACACCGCTGACCAGACTTTTGCGGTCACTAACACCGCATACCCGGTGGTGTTTAGTACCACCTATCTGTCAAACGCCGTGCAGCTGCAGTCTGGCAGCACGTCTAGGATTGAGGTGTCTGTAAGCGGAATCTACAACTTCCAGTACTCTGGGCAGGTCTTGAGCAATAGTGGCAGCGCCAAGGAGTTAGCTATTTGGATACGGCGTGACGGCACGGACATTGGGTACTCCACCCGCGTCTTTACAGACAGCGACAACAACCACCGCAATACAACGAGTTGGAATTTTAACATTGACCTGCAAGCGGGACAGTACATTGAGATCATGGCGGCGGTCACAGACACCAATCTATGGCTTGACGCGGCTACTGCGTCCGCACCGAGACCCGGTGTGCCATCCTCCGTATTAACCGTAAACTTCGTTGCCCCCCTACCGCCAACGTTGCCTACGCCTCTATAACTTTGTAAAATACAGCTATGAATAACCTACGCCCAATTGCCCAAGCTGTCCAGTCTCAAGGACGCGGTAAAGATACGCAGTTAATCCACATGACCCCCAATGAGGTACAGGGTCTACAAGCTCTCGCCAAAGCGCATGGCGGCTCATTGAGCATCAACCCGAGTACGGGGTTACCAGAAGCGGGATTCTTAGACTCCATGATGCCTATGCTTTTGGGCGCGGGGTTAGCGGCTGCTACGGGCGGGTCATCGCTGATGATTGGCGCAGGTTTAGGCGGTCTGCAGTATGCGCGTACGGGCAGTCTTGAAAAGGGCATCATGGCGGGTCTTGGCGCTTACGGCGGTGCGGGTCTTGGTACGAGCCTAATGAACGCTGGCGCAACTGCTGGTAGCGAGGCCATGACAAATGCCGCGGCAGAACAAGCCAAACAACAAGCCGAACAACAAACTGCAGCAGCAGCCAACAATACAGCCACACGGGAAGCCGCGCAAATAGCTGCTAAGGGCGCAGGTACTAATCTTTTAGCGCAACAGACTAGTGCCGCGGCGGGCAATACATTTGGTGCTAACCTAAGCAACATGGGCACGGGTCTGCAGCAGGCGTTTTCTTCTCCCAGCGCGTTCATGCAAAGCTACGGTGGTTCTGGTGGAGACTTGGCTAAGTACGCAGGTGCTGCCGCCTCTGGACCTTTGTTGGAGCCACCTAAGCAACAGCAGCCAGAAGTAGATAAGGTCCGCTTTGAATATGATTACAGCCCAAACCGCGCATCTAAAGAAGACCTTGCGGCCCAACGTAGCGAGAACCCTTACGGCGAACTAACGTCTTTCCGTCCCAGCTACAGTGACCGCAGGGAAGTAAACGTTGGCGGTATGGCGCGAGGCGGCATTGCTAACTTAGCCAATGGGGGCGATGTCGGAGCCCCAACGGGTGCGGTAGCGCCTATAGGACTAAAAGACCGTAGCGAAGACAGTAAGTCCTCTGCGCCAAAGTACACGTACGACCCCAAAACCCAGACGTACACAAAAACAGTAGAAGAGCTATTAGAAGAAGCGTCACCAAAAAGTGCGGTCACTCCGATTGACAGAAGTGGCGGCGAGTCTGACTTTGGGACTGACCCCGATGCTGTAAACGCAAACGGCTTGACTACTGCGGAGCAAGGAGTAGTCAATCTATCTAATGCACTGGCAGTTTTCGGAATTACCGACACCACTGTTCACGGCGAAGCAGCCCAAGCCGAAGCAAACGCAGGTGTTGCGAACCCAAGTATAGATTCTAGCGGAGATGCTGGCATAGGCGGACCCAGTTCTAGCGGAGATGCTGGCATAGGTTCTAGCGGAGATGCTGGCATAGGCGG